ATTCTTACAGTGCTTCTGGTCATAATATTGAAAGTGCGGACGTAAACAGCTATATTAATCCTAGTGCTAGTACATTAACTGAGCAAACAGTAGGAGGAGTAAGTTTTAGTTGGACTTCACCAAATCTCGAAGCCGTCCCAAGATGGAAAATAACAACTCCTGGTTCAGCCTTTTCTCTACAAGAAACTTTAATAACTCCAGGATTAGACACAGTGACTACAATAACAAGGACAATAAATACAAGCACTACAACAGAAACTACAACTACCTTTGGGCAGTAGCTTTACTTCTCTGTCCTGTCAAAACCCTTGCAAACACTACCGTTGCGTCACCTTCAAGTAACGCACAGGGCGTCGTAAATAACAATGCCACCATGATTACACCGTCAGCAATGCCTTCTTTTAAAATGAGTCAAGGTATTGTCTGTGCTTCGCCAAGTCTTACTATTACTCCTTATGTAACAGATGCTTGGTCATTTAACAGACCAATAGAACAAGTTACTAGGCAAAATATATATGACGAAAATACTGGGGAGATAAAATATGTTCAAGAAACCCCTAGATTTGAAAAGGATAATTATAATCTCAATTATGGAATCAGTATGCAGTTTAATATTCCATTAGGCAAGTCTCCTGTTCTTTGTCATCAAGCAACTGAAGTAAATATTGAAGCTCAAAGATTATTAATTAAAAAAACTAAGATGGAAATCAGTTTATATCGTTTGGAAATGTGCTCAAAAATGGCAAAAGATGGAGTTTATTTCAAACCTAATACTCCTAGTGCTGTAACCTGTGAAGATATTGTTGTTAATATTCCACCAAATCAAGTTATTCCACATACTCACGAATTAAAGCAGTAGGCAAGCACGGTTAAACTTGCCCACCTAGACGCCCTATCCATTGCCGTGGCGAATAGGGTAATAATATTATAGAGCAACTGACGCTCTAACAGAGCAAGTTGGGGAGATGTATCAGATAGTTCCTCG